CCGGTCTTTGAGCGGTGTTCGGTACCGCAGAAGTCACCAAGACAGGCATCCGGTCTTTGAGCGGTGTTCGGTACCGCACCCAGGGCTGGGCTATGGGAAGTTCGGCTTAAACCCACTAAGGGTCGGCCATTCTAGTCCGATCTTTTCGACATCGCGTCTGCGTATATGGACTAGTTGAACGTAATTGTCCCAGTAGTGTGTCCAGGAGGGGGGAATTGAATCTCCTAGTATTGGCAACACTTCCAGGGGTTGAATTGAAGTGAGAGAATCTAAATATCTCTCAATGATCAGCTGCTGTGCAACCGTTAATCCAAACTTCTTTTCAACAAGAAAACGCGTCGCCAGCCCGGGTTTTCGAGACGCAATTTTCTTCTCATCTTTGAATGCAGCAAGCATCTGCTCTTTGTACCACAGGTTCATGTTCTTCTGCTTGTGAACAAGATCTTTTGCGCATTGACCTGAATCACGAGTGACCCGTAGTCCGTATTGAGCAAGGCTATCAATGATTGGGCAACCAGGATATTGGTGAGCGTAAGAAAGGGCCTTACACCTGAGGAGCCCGCGCAGCTTTGAAGATTTCGCCTGCGCATACTGACGAGAGGTCCACCCAAATTGAGCGAGGACCTCTCTAGGGTCAGTGACATTGATGTTGTCAATGGGGTCAAATATGATCCCGCAAAATGAAGCTGAGGCAAGGTCATCGTGGACGATGAGTTCCACATTGACCCCCAAGGCCTTATAATCCGCGGCTGTCGGATACTCCCCGTTTGCTTGAAACAAACCATCATCCCCTTCTCCTGTCCCTTCGAAATCAGTCATTTTCTTCACTTCAGTCATCATGAATTCATTTACAAACCAGTTTGAGACACCGTTTCCGGCGGACGTATTCATCTCACCAGACATTCGCTTGGCTTCGCACCATGATATGAAATATTTCGATACTATTTCATTGTCGCCAGCGATGACGGCGTCCAATAAGAACGCAAAGTATTTGAATTCGGGTAGATCTCGGGTCAAAAAACAATACAAAATGAACTCGCAATCATACATGAGGTCACGCGTGAACATAGCTTCACACGCCTTCCAATCTGATTCCATGACCTTGCCAGGTCGGAATTTGGCAGATATGAATGCCGGCCTGTCTGCGACAGGGACGTTCTTTATGAAGAACGGATGTTTGTATAGTTCTTTCTCGATCACCTTGAAGAAACGACCAATCTCGCATTTGAACGTGTCTGAGCGAGAATTGATAGGCCGAGGGTGTTTGTACTCGGGATAGGGTTCATCTTTCATGAACTGTTTTACTCTGTAGATCCAACGTGTCCTATCCCGAGTGCCATTGAGAAAGCCGTCACGGACAACACGTAGGTCATTTTTCCTACCTTCAGAGTAATTAGTGCCGGAGAGCCAGGTTTCAAAAGAAACGTCTGTGTCAGGAGCGAGGGGCTTGAACTCCTTACACACCTTTGCTATCACCCACGCCCGAAATCTCTCCCTAAGAGCCTTATCGGCCTTAGGAGGGTCGGTGGCGAAGCGTTTCCTCACAGCTGCCTCAAAAGTGAGCGCATCGTTCGGACACGGATGTGGCATCAACATCCCATTGGTGTGGCATCCCAATGAAGCATACACAAGAGGGCGTCTTGTAGTTTCCAAGACCCTGTGTTTGCCAATACGAACGGACGGGTGTATAGGTCCTATTTCCGGTAGGGGGACTTCCCCAAACCGGTACCCGTATGCGACCCACCTCAAAGGTCCCTCTAGAGAGACAGAGTGGGTTTGGGAAAAGGCAGTTTGGCATCCTTTTCCCTTCTTGACTTCGCTAGTGCATAGGACAAACGAACTGTGTCCTCAATGATGGGTCCCACTAAGAGCTCGTCATACCGCTGCTGATTAATACTGTAGAACTTGGAAGCCTTGATATTCATCTTATTCCAAACAAGGTCCAAAGTATAGAGCGGGTTGACGACATCATAGCCCATTAATTGAGTCCAGAGTTCGGCACTCACAACGACATCGCGACATTCCATCGTAGTCCAAATCCGGTAGTTCGCAAGAACAGGATCGTCATGCTTCAAATCCCCGCCCGCGTGAACATCAATGCGACCATCTTTCTGCTTGTAATATGTACGAAAGCCAATGAAAGTGAATCGCGTATAGACGAACACGAAGGGGTCAGAGAGCACAAGGACGAGCCCTGAACATACCCAGATAGCTGCCACCCATAACGGTGGGCCTCCGAAGAGGACGAAGTAGTAGGCGATAGCCGTTGTGGTCAAGAAACCCAAACATGCGACGAGCGCCCGAACCTCAGAAACGTATTTCCATAGCAGTAGGATGTCTAAACGACCATCTTTGAACATCTGCACACGGACCATACCGCACGCGCCAAGCAATGTCAAACATAAGAAGACAACTTGGCGGGCGCTGTTCTGAAAGGTTGGGCACTCCGCAACCAAAACGAGGAAAATCCAGATCCACGACCGTTCATCATCGTCATAACGCCCAGATTTCATGTGGAATGAAACCCAAGCCATGTCGGTCATGACGAGGAACCCTAGCAACCCAAAGTACAGCAAAACCTGCTGCGCCACGTGCCTATGATCAGGCACTTCCTTCATTGTGAAGGACGGCAAAGCTCCAGTAAAACCCCGGTGAGCAGAACACGGTCCTGCGGGGTCTGGGCCTCCTTTAAAAGGGGGTTTAGGATTTGTTCCGGGACCGGGAGGGTCATTACCCGGTGGGGTCCCTGGTGGGTCAGCAGCAGCGTTTTCGACGCACTTCCCTTCTTGGTGGTCTTTAATCTCTGCGAGAGTACCGGCAATCGTTCTATCTGCCGGCGCACCAATAGCTGCTTTTTCTGAATTCTCTCCTTCCTCTCGAACTCCGCTTGTCGCGGATCCTTTGGGAACCCACACTGCGGGTTTCCCATCTGCATCCCGAGTCTCTGCTGCGGGATCAGATTTTGAGCCTTTCCTCCAATAATCTTGTTTGCCTCTGCGGTCGAGGGGTGGGTGAGGCCACTGACGGCCTTGCCTCCGTTCCCTTTGTCGATCCTGACAGATATTGTTGTGTTGCCCCTGTTTTGGTTTATTCTCACTTGAGGGTGAAGTCGACGCGTGAGTCGCGGACTGCAACTTGAATTTGGCGGTATAATTGTGATTGTTGTTATTATCATCGAAGGTGCCCATACTAACTTTGTTGTCGTTTCGTGCCGCAGAGGATGTTTCGTCCCCTGTGGACACTCGCTGTAACCCGGCGAATCCGGACA